ATGTTGAATGGTCCTCCTCCACCTCCACAGCTTCAACAACGTTCGCCTGATTTTAACGCCATGTACGCACACCAACCAAATCCGCTTATCGGAGCTTCAACGCCTGGTATGCCACCAGGAATGGTAGCTGAATTTGAACCGGCCGCTGCAAATGAACACTTAGGTGGAAGTTTTTTTTAGAATGTGATAGAATCATAACATCATAACAATATTTTACATAAATTTAATCAAGTGAATGTAAAATATTATTTATATATGTTATATGTGTTATAAACTAAATGTATTTTATTTTATCATAGTAAAGGTCTTCCAAATTTTTCCATATTATACTAGTATTTATGTCTATAATTAATTTTGTTAACTTATTTGAAAATTCGATACTACTATTAATTGGTAATAATGATGGTAAGTTGTCTATACATATTATATCTATTTGTTTATTATATTTATAAACTGGATTTTTAAACGTAGTTAATTTATAATCTAATTTAATTGGATTATTTACTGCAGTTATATCACAACTAACATCGTTTATTATTGACAATTTTTTAAACTCTACTAGATTTTTATCCGTTATTATTGTAAAATCTGAATCTTTTTCTAACTTTATACAATTTATTATTATATCATGATGAACACAATCCAACACATCTCCTCTAACATAACCAATATATTTTATGTTTAACTTATCTAATAAATATTTACATCCTTGACCACATCTACCGTTTATACCTATTATACCAACTTCTATATTTTTGTAAAAATCCTCATTATTTTTTAACTTGTTAATTAAAGTATTGTAGTCATCGTATGGAGTTAGATTTATTAAGTCTTTATTAATTGATTTATAGTAAAATTGTAATAAACTTATTGCAGCGCCAATAAAACCAGCCCAATAACCAAAAGCTACTAATCTTTTATTTTTATCATCAACTAAATATTCTAAGTCGTATATAAAACCTTTTTGACTTTTAAATTTTGATAATATTTCATAACTATTTGTTTGATTTTTATAAGTATGTGAAAAGTATAAATGTTTATAGGATAGTAAATTATAGTTATTATAGTCTAATTCTTTCAAGCCGATTATTAATGTTTCTTCTTTTTTAAAATTATATTTTGTATAGTCATCAATTATTATACATCCGTGTTTTTTATATACTTCATCTTTAAAACATCTATTTACTGAACTTTCTATATAAACTTTAAAATTATTTTCTAATAATATTTGACAATCTGTAGGAATGATAGGAACTCTGTATTCATTTAATTTATTCTCTCTTCTAACTACTAAAATTTTTATTGTCATATCTTCCTTAATAAATTAATTTTAATTTTAAAATTTATAAATCCAATAAATAAAATATAAAGTTAACTTTTAGTATATATTATATTTAGAATATTAATAATAATATGTTAGGTAAAAGTTCTTTAGAAAAACACTTAGGTAAAAGTTCTTTAGAAAAACACTTCGATAAAAGTTTTTTAGAAAAATACTTAGGTAAAAGTTCTTTAGAAAAACACTATAAATATGAAAAAAGTTATAAAACGAATGATTTATACTGGGGTATTGGTATAGAAAATGAATTTTATTTAGAATTTGATGATTATATAACATTTGAAAAAAGTAAATTTTTAAAAAATCATAAAAGAGAAAGATATAGTGTTGACTATTACACCAACTATAAATCTGAATATATTGATGAAATATTTAACCTAGTTGCTAAAAATTATGATGGTAAGTTACCATTATTACTAAACAGTCATTCAATGAGTCAGACTGATAAGTTAAATAACTTTAAAACACTATACACAAAATTGTGCGAACCAAATCCTAAATTTAATGGTGAAACGTTATGGGAATTTATAATAAAAAATAATAAATATTTAAAAGATAATTTTGATAAGTCATTTACTTTTGATGGTGATACATTTGAAATTATAACTCTTAATTTTTATAAAGCTACAGTTGATGATGTTATTAGTGAATATAAAAAACATAAAATAGAACTAATATCTAACTTACAAACCGTTTTTAAAGAACATGATATTTTTACTAAATATGGAAAAATAGATATTATGAAAAATAATCACCCATTTGCTATTCATCTAACAAATCTTAATAACGTTGGTATTTTTAATAACGGAACTATTCATTTCAATATAACTTTACCAACAATGTTAGACTCTAATGGTTTAATTGTTGATAAAAGTAAATTTATTAGTATTCATAAAAATTATATAAAGTTAATTCAATTTTTTGAACCATTCTTTTTATGTATTTATGGTTCTCCTGATCCATTTTCTTCAATTAAACAGTGTAACTATAATAATTCTGAACTATTTTCATCTTGTTCTCAAAGAGCCGCTGTATCTAGATACATAGGAATAGGAACCTATAATACAGATGTTATGAAAACTGGTAAATTACTTTTTGATAATATAGATAATTTTGAAATATATACTAATGATTATGGTTGGTATAAACAATATTACAAAAATTGTGCTTATAATCAATTGGAAACTTTAGGGTATGATATTAATTTTAACAAACATTATAATCATGGTGTTGAAATAAGATTTTTTGATCATATAACTGATGATAATATAATAAAAGAAATACTTAACTATTTGGTTACTTTAGGTGATTATTCACTAAATAACAATATTATAACTAATCCAATACTTTCTAAAAATTGGAATAATATTATTGTAAAATGTATGAAGTATGGTTGTAATACAGTTATTGATGAAAACGAACTAGACATGTATAGTCAAATTTTTAGTCATACATTTGTTAATACTAATATTATAAAACTATTTTATGAAATTATTGATTTTATCAATATCCAATCTAATTTTTTTTCTAGTATAATTATAAACAGTAAATGAATTCTAGTTTTAACCATTTATTTCATTCTATCATTTTAGGAATTTTACTATACTTTATCATGGTATTTGTTTTAAAACAGAGTTACAGTATGGCACAAGATAGGAGTATGTTGATTGCTGCATTGTCATTTATTTATATGTTGTTGTTTGGACACTCGCTTCCAAAAAGTGTGAATCGAAATATTTTATAAACCAACTAACAACGAGAATCTTCATAGTACTTTTTCATTTTATCTCTATATTCTTCAACATTTACTTTCATGTTTGAGAGTGAACTGAATATTGTATCATTCGTATTATTTTGAATGTTACTATTTCCACTATTATGATTCCTATCTATACTAGAAGAATCATGGCTTCTACGTGCGTTATCATCAATAATTTTTTTAGAATTTAACTCCATATGAAGTTTTAACTTATCAATACCATACCCTGTTTTTGCGGAAACTAAAGTAATAAAAACAAATTGTGACTGGTTAACTATGTTGGTTGGAATTTGAAAATCACTATTCAAGTCGTGTTTGTTAAATATAAGAAATAGTTTGTAATAAGGAACAAATAATTTTTCATTATCCTGAATATATTTGTTCCATTTCAATATTTGTTCATCAATATTTTTATTAATGTCAACTACGACAATAATTATTTCTGCACCTCGAGCGTACATTGGAAGTAGTGAATGAAATCGTTCTTGTCCGGCAGTGTCCCATATTTCAATTTTAATGTTTGACTCAACAGTGTAAATGGAAAATGCTGCACCAATCGTCTGAGTAGAGTTAACAGTAAATGTATTGTATATCATTCTTTGAACTATGCATGTTTTACCAGCTGCAGAGTTTCCAAGAATAACCGATTTTATTCTTTTCATCGTTTTATCGCTGTTATTAGTGTCATTAAACATTAGTTATAATTTAATATTTTATACTTTAATAATTAATTTATAAATGCAGAAATATTTAAATAAAAATATTTAGAAATGTAAATATATACTCTTTAATATATGTAACTAAAATTTTTATATTTAAAAATATAATAAATGACAGTTTTTGTTTGTAAAGAATGTGTATTTTTATGTAACTATGAAAGTGATTACAAACGACATATTAATACCAAAAAACATATAAAAAATATAGAAGCTACAAGTAATAATGTTACAGTTAGTAGTAAAGGTAGCACAACTAAATTAAACAGAAAAAAAAGTAATAAAAGTAATTATCATGAGAGATACTAAGATGAAGCTTTAACGCGTGCATGTGTCGACCAATCTGTTACACCAAGTAAAGAACTTGATAATGACATTAATGAGTGTGAATGTGGTAAGTTATTTAAGTCGTCAAGTGGTTTACGGAAACACAAACGTAATTTATGTTCCACAAAGGATAATATTATTATAAAACTCATCAAAGACAATGCGGAAATGAAAGAACTTATGCGTGAACAACAAAAGTTTATGCGTGAGCAGCAAGAGCAGTATCATAAACAGCTAGTAGAAATGATTCCAATGGTGTGTGCTACTAATAATACCAACTTGATTACGAATAACCATAACCACATGAACATTAAACAAAAATTCAATCTCAATGTTTTTTTAAATGAACAGTGCAAAGATGCTCTTAATATTGGCGATTTTATAAACTCACTCCAAATCACGCTTGACGATCTCAGCGTAACACGTGAAAAAACTCTAGAAGACAGCGTAGAAAATATTTTTCTACGCGGTTTAAAAGAGTTGGACATTTATAAACGTCCGATTCATTGCACAGACCATAAAAGAGATGTAATGTATATAAAAGATGAAGAAAAATGGGAAAAAGATGAAGGTAACATCAAGTTAAAAGGAACAATTGGCGCTATTTCTCGAAAACAAATAACGAAGTTGAAAGAATGGAAGGATTCTGATCCCGAAGTAACAAAAACAACGTCTGACAAAAATGGTAATTTTTTATTAACGATGAATCACGTTTGTACACCAATCCCAGAAACAAGTCAAAAACGTATTATTAAAAATATCGGGAAAGAAGTTCAAATCGACTGATTATTCATGAAAAAAATAAAATAAAAAATAAAAATAAAATATTTTTTCATTTTTTATTTTATTTAAGTTATATGAATTACCGCATTATACAATTTTGCTTTACTTTTTGATGAAAGTTACTTGAACATCTTGGTAACGCCATTTTTCAATCTTCCAACAAGGTTGCCATCTTGTGAGTAAATGTCTCCGTTGGGTGCAAGTCCGTATGTTTCACCTTCATATTCATACTCCTCGCATTCGAGCTCTTCTTCTTCCTCATCTTCTGTTTCATCGTCACTTTCCTGTTCTTGTTTCTTCTTGGCAGCAGCGGCTTCTTGTTCTTGTTTCTTCTTGGCAGCAGCGGCTTCTTGTTCTTGTTTCTTCTTGGCAGCAGCAGCTTCTTGTTCTTGTTTCTTCTTGGCAGCAGCAGCTTCTTGTTCTTGTTTCTTGCTGGAATCATTAGATTCTTTATTCTTCTTTTTAAGTTTTTCATCCTCTTTCTTTTCATTTGTAGTGACAACTGGTGGTTGCTGTTGCTGTTGCTGTTGCTGCTGCTGTTGCTGCTGCTGTTGCTGCTTCTGTTCTTCTTCTTCAATTTTGTCAAACATGTCGAATATCATATCTTCATCTTCTTCAATGACGCTTGCAGGTTCTTGTTGGTCGCTTTCAAATGTGAGACGGAGTTCAACATTGTTACCCTCCTCTGCATCTAAGCAAATTTCAGAAGGATCGATGGATAAACGCTTTTTTTTTTCAGTTGTAGCCTGCATAATCAGCTTTTGCATTTCAGATTCACCAACATTTTTTTGAGTGTTGGACTTGGCTGGACGTCCGCGTTTTTTCTTTTCTTGAGGAGCTGCTGCTGCTGGTTCTTCTGCTTCAGTTGATGCAAGTGGTGTAACCTCGTCATCATGACTAGTGTTAACATTCAGGTCAATGCAAACTGAACTTTGAACTGAATTTTTCTTTTGAGGTGTGTCAAGTGTTGCGACGCTGGCTGTTTTTTTGGTTTGAGGTTTTCTAGGTTTTTTTTCTTTTTTGTTTTTGTCTTCTTCTTTTTCAACATTTTGTGCAAGAGTTTTTGTTGTAGTTGTGCTAGTAGGACGCCCACGTTTTTTTTCAGCTTTTTCGAGCATCCAGTCTGGAATTTGGAATCCACGTTTTGCGGCAGATTCAAGTGCTTGTTCTTTGCTGATGCCCATTTTTTCAAGGACATCAATGTATATTGTTTCCTTCTTACCTGTCTTGGCATTCACATACTTACCAACTCCGGCTTCGATTCGCTCTTCGATAGTTCCAACGGGATGTTTTCCATATTCGTCGCATTTCTTGGAACAATCCGCGCAAAACCTGCATTCATGGTTGTCAATTTGAAATGAAGTGGACTTGGAGTCGCACGCTTTTCCACACTGGATAAAAAGGCCATATTGTGCTTTTAGTCCAACACATGTGGTAAAATCGGCTTGTCCGGTCCACGGCATTGGAATTTTGTCTTTTTCTTCTTCTTCTTTTTTTTGCATTTTCTTTTGTTTTTCTGCTGCTGGTGCTGCAGTTATTTTTTTTTCTTTTGGTTCTTTGATTTCTTTTGATTTCTTTTGGACGCCGCCTTCTTCTTCGGCTCGAGTAAACACGAGTTGTTGTCTCAGAGACTCGATAGTGTCTTGAAGCGTTTGTATTTTTTTCATGATGGTTCCAGCTGACATTTTTTTCTGGGATCGGAAACCTGGAGAACCCATACCCATTCCGGCGGAACGGATGGGAGATGATACGACGGAAGTTGACATGTGTACACAGTGTTAGTGAGACTGAGAGAGTGAGGAGTAAAAAAGAAAAAATCAATTTATAAAAGAGTGAGTGTAAAAAAAAAGAAAAAATTGAAAAAAGAAGAGAGTAAAAAGAGGAGTGGAATAAGAAAAAGAGTGAAA